ATTGACAGCCTACAAGCTCTTGTAGACAACATCTTGCAACCAGTTCGTGACCGTCTTGGCCCTGTGGTTGTGTCTAGTGGCTACCGAAGCCCTGAACTAAACAAAGCTATTGGAGGCAGCGCTACAAGTGACCATTGCTTTGGTTACGCAGCAGACATACAAGTTAATGGCTTTGATAACAAAGAGCTTGCTAGGTGGATTAAAGACGGAGGCCCATTCACACAACTTATTTTGGAGTTCTACGAAGACGGTAAGCCTAACAGCGGCTGGGTCCATATTAGCTACAACCCTGATAATCTGAAGAATGAATGCCTACGGGCTGTTAAAAAAGCAGGTAAAACTATTTATATTAGGGGACTATAATGACCACGTTTCTAGGTATTGTAAACAACGTATTAAGACGTCTGCGAGAACCACCAGTAACTGCCGTTACTGACACAGATTATTCAGAAATGATTGGTGTGTTTGTTAACGATGCTAAAAGAGAGGTGGAAGATGCAAACGACTGGAATGCTCTTTCAGACACTTTAACAGCCGTTACAGTTGCGGGTGTTTTTAACTATGTCTTGGTAGGCTCTCGAACAAACTTTAGAGTTATTGATATTTTAAATGAAACAAAGAAGACGCCACTGTACTACGCGGCTACTACATGGATGAATAGGCAGTTTATTCTTACCGACGCACAGCAGGGAAGTCCAAGCTATTACAATTTTAATGGGGTAGATGAAAATGGAGACACACAGGTGGACTTGTTTCCTGTTCCTGAAGCTGTTTATAACATCCGGTTTAACCTGATTATCCCACAAGATATCCTCGAAGAGGACAGTGATCGTATTTTGGTGCCTTGGCACGTAGTGGCCTTATTGGCTTATAGTAAAGCTATTGCTGAGCGTGGTGAAGACGGCGGTGTAAAAAGCTCCGAAGCCTACCAAATGTATCTTTTATCCCTTGCGGACGCAGTAGCAATTGAGCGTAATCACTACCTTGAAGAAATGTATTGGATTGGGGTATAAATGGCTGAACAACTATTAACAACAACTATTCAAGCCCCCGGCTTTATGGGACTAAATACTCAAGATAGCTCAATTGGTCTTGACAACGGCTATGCAACTGTAGCAACCAATTGTGTTATTGACAAGGTTGGTAGGGTTGGTGCTCGTATGGGGTGGATTCCTGCCCATGAAACCGTTGCATCTTTGGGTAGTAATTCAATTAATGCAATCCATGAGCTAATTGATAACTCGGGTAATAGCTTTATTGTTGCAGCTGGTAACAACAAACTATTTACTCTTACAGGGACAACACTTGCTGAGATAACCTACGGAGGCGGTGGTACAGCTCCAACAATTTCATTTAATAATTGGCAAATGGCTGCGTTGAACGGGTCTTTGTATATATACCAGATTGGCCATGATCCCTTGGTTTTTGACCCCGCTGTGTCTACCACCACGTACAAACGTATTTCTGAATCTTCAGGATACACGGGAACTGTCCAAAGAAGTAATTGTGTTCTTAGCGCTTATGGTCGTATATGGTCAGCTAATACGGCAACAGATAAGAACACCGTCCAATTTTCGGACATCCTTTCCGGCCAGGTATTAAGTACAGGAACTTCAGGAACATTAAATATTGCAACTGTATGGCCTAATGGAGCAGATGAAATTGTTGCCCTAGCTGCCCACAACGGCTATCTTATGATCTTTGGTAGACGTCAAATTCTAATCTACTCAGGAGCCTCTACACCTGCTACTATCACCCTAGCAGATACTTTATCTGGTATTGGTTGCTTTGCTAGAGATAGTGTAGTTAATACCGGGGGTGATATTTTGTTTCTTAGTGATAGTGGCATCCGTAGCTTTCAGCGGACTATCCAAGAAAAGAGTGCCCCAATGAGGGACATTAGCTCTAACGTACGTGATGACCTGGTAGCAAATATTGCCATTGAAAATCCGACAAACATCAAAGCAGTATATTCAGACAAGGATGCTTTCTATTTATTGTCTTTGCCAACACCTGACTTAGTTTACTGTTTTGATATGCGCCTAACCCTACAAAGCGGAGCAGCTAGGGCAACTGTATGGAACAAGATTACACCTACGTCAATGTACTACACGCGGGACAAAAGGCTATTAATTGGGAAGCTTAGCTACATTGGAATATATTCAAAGAATCTTGACAACACAAGCACATACCGATTTAGTTATTTTACTAACTTTTTTGACTTCCAAAGTCCTACAACATTAAAAGTGTTGAAGAAAATTAGCATGACGTTTATTGGTGGTAATGGGGCTAAGGCAATTATTAAGTATGGTTTTAACTATTCTTCACAATATTTGTCAAGAAATATTGTTTTAGGTAATATAAACATTGCAGAATACGGAGTATCGGAGTATAATATAGCAACGTATACAGCAGGTGTTGTGTTTGATAATCAGAAGATTCAAGCATCTGGTAGTGGGAATGTGCTACAGATTGGGATTGAAACAGTTATTGACGGTTTTGAAATATCTTTACAGAAGCTAGATTGCTATGTAAAAACAGGAAGGACATTTTAAGTGAGTAATTACATTAAAAGCACAGATTTTGCTGTTAAGGATGGGCTTTCTGTTGGAAATGCCGCCAAGATTGTAAAAGGTACAGAAATTAACACTGAGTTTGACAACATTGCTTCCGCTGTGGTGTCTAAACTTGATATCAATAACTCAGGACTTACTGGTTCAACAACAGCTGTTAATTTAACTGTTACCGGTACGCTTAACGCAACCGTTCACGGAGGAACCTACTAATGGCTTGGTATGATGATATTCTAAATACTGTAGTCAACAGCCCCAACACACCGGGCCTGTTGACAGCAGGCATTAATGCTATTGGTGCTGGGTTTGCATCAAACCAGTCGCAACAGACTCAGCAAAACATTGCAGCAGGCACACAAGCCACTGCACAACAGGCTGCGGAGGCGGCTGCGTTTAGACCGGTAGGTGTAACTTCTCGCTTTGGATCTAGTGGATTCCAATACGACGCACAAGGCCGCCTAACTGGCGCTGGCTACCAAGTTGCTCCTGACATTGCTGCTCAACGGGAAGCCCTTCTGGGACTTTCAGGTGGCGCTCTAACTCAGGCTCAACAGGCCCAACAGTCTTTGGCTCCTTCTCAGCAGGCTGCACAAAGCTTGTTTGGTCTAGGAAGCCAGTTTTTGCCTTCTTCTGCTTCGTACTCAGCCGACCCCTCAACAATGGCTTATGGAAATCAACTACAAGCCCTTGGCTCTCAGGTGACTCCACAGAACTACAACACACAAGCTGCTGCTCAACAATACATGCAACAGCAACAAGCTTTGCTGGCTCCGGGACAAGAGCAGCAATTGGCTGGTATTCGTAACAACTTGCAGCAAACAGGTAGAGCAGGATTGGCTACAGGGTCTACTATGGCTGGAGGCCTGGGAGCTACCAACCCTGAAATGGCTGCTTATTACAACAGTCTTGCCCAGCAACAAGCAACTCTCAGCGCAAATGCTAACACGATTGCCCGTGGACAGCAACAACAAGATATTACATTTGGAACTGGTCTTACGGGTCGGGGTGTGCAAGTTCAAGCATCGGCTGATGAGATTGCCCGTCAACGTATGTTGTCTAATCTATCTACAGGCACTGGTTTGTACAACTCAGGCATTGGTTTGATGAATGCGGGTTACGGTTCTCAAACTGCTGCTCTTGCTCCTTATACTTCATATCTAGGTGGGGCTACTGGTTTGGAAGCTTTAGGTCAACAATCCCTTACTACAGGCACGGCCCTTGGAAATTCTCAAGCTGCTGCTGGTGCTCAACAAGGCTCCTTAATGAACGCAGGTTCTGCTCAAGCTAATGCGGCGCTACAGAATGCAGCAAGAACACAAGCAGCCTTTACATCTAATGCCGTAACAGGCGCTTCTGACCCTATCAGTAAACTGATTAGCGGGTTGTTTAATTAAAGGAATACCATGGCAACAGGACTATTCAGCAGCGCATCTCCCGAAGAGATGCAACAGGCTCTTTTAAATCAAAGGGCATCAGCTTCAGCGTCCCTGACTCCCGATCAAAGAATTGGCGCTTTGGCCTACAAAGCAGGCTCTGGACTAGCTACTGGCTTGGGTCAGTCCCTAGGTGTTAACATGCAAGACCCAATGATTAAAAGAGCTATAAGGGCTAGACAGATTGCCACTAAGTACCAAACAGACACTGCTGAGGGTCTCGTGGCATTTTCCAAAGACCCTGAATTAGTAGCAAATGATCCTGAGATGGCTTCTAAAGCTATGGCTCAAGCACAGCAGATGCAAACACAACAGGTGGCGATGAACAAAGCACAAGCAGATGTTTTACAGACTCAAGCTAAAGCTGCCGCAGATACCTTTGGAATAAGCCAAAAAGGACGCGCTGAGACTTTAGCAAAAACAGGTAAATACACTTCTGAGAGTATTTCAGCCTATTTGACAGGTGAAGGAGAACTCCAATCAATTGATAAGTTTACTAAGCCAACTGCTGATTTTATTTCTAAGGCTAATGAGCTCGGCTTTGGTGATAAACCAAATTATGGTGGTTATACTCCTGAGCAAACAGGGTTGGTAAATGCTGCTCTTCTCAAA